TGATGAATGTGGTCGTGATTTTGACAAACACGGCGACGAAGCTTCAATGGCAAGAACAAACCTGATGAAAACTATGAAATATTGTGATAAATTGCTTCAAATGATCAGAGATGAAGATGATCTCCCAGAGTGGGTTGATGCAAAAATTACAAAAGCATCTGACTATCTCTCCTCTGTCAAGCACTATTTGTCTGGTGAAATTGCAAGAGAAGAAGGAATGTTAGAAGAAAGACTCTCCGAAGGAATGAAATATCATATGGATAATAACATCACCATTGATAAGAATATTTATCGTATTCATTCTGACAACTTTTTTTCTCTTTTCAAAGAAGCAAGAGACCTTTGGAAAAGAGGCTTGGTCAACTTAACAGAGGCGGAAAGGTATTATATTTCGGAAACTCAAATTGGAGAGTTTGGGATCTTTGAAGGTAAAAAAGTTCCATTAGATTTTCCAATGGCAGAAGAGTCTCTTTTGGAAGCAAAATACAAAGGAAAAGATGTTAAACTAAATAAACCACAAAGAGGTGGTTCCAAGAAGTTTTATGTTTATGTCAGAGATCCAAAAACCAAAAACATTCGCAAAGTTTCCTTTGGAGACAAAGGAATGTCTGTGAAGGTTGCAGATCCGGAAAGAAGAAAATCTTTCGCAGCAAGGCACAAATGCAAGCAAAAGAAAGACAAGACAAAAGCAGGATACTGGGCTTGTCGTATTGGGCGCTATCCTCACCTAACCGGTTCAAAGAAAAGGTTTACTTGGTGGTAGTATGGAATTTCCTTTCAAAGAAAAGAAGCTAAAAGACAACATTGTGATCAGAGAGTTCAAAGAGAACGTAGACTCCGAAGAGCTTATTTGGCACAGAGATAAAGAAAACAGAGAAGTTACAATCTTGCAATCTTCTGGATGGCAGCTTCAAATGGACAATGAAATTCCGAAAACTCTTGAAGAAGGAAAGACGTATTACATTCCTGCTTTTGTTTATCACAGAGTGATCAAAGGCAGCGGCAACCTTATTGTTAAAATAAAGAAGGAACTTATCAAATGAAATTAATTATGGAAAACTTTCGAAAAGCAATGAGAGAGTTCAAAGAAAGAGAAGGTAAAACAATGTCTTACGACTCTTCTTTGGGTGGTTTTGTTGTTTCAAAAGAAGACTTGTCAAAAATCAATAAAGCAATTGAAAAGATTTACAAAGAATTTGAAAAGAGAACCGGAGGAACTGCCGAAGATATCCCTAAAATCGAAGTAGAAGACTTAGAACCTGTTGCTCGTGCCTTGAACGAATCGGCAGAGCAAGATCAAAAATGGTCCGAAATGGAAGACGATTTTACTGAAGAAGAGAAGACCAACCTTTTTCTGCGATTTGGAGCCAACTCTTGGGAAGAGTTGTCGGATGCAAACAAAGAATTGATTTTGAAAAGATTTGATATTTTCACACCGGCTGGTCAACTAAAACAGAAGATCGGAGCAGTCAGAGACGTAGAGAAAGGTCTGGGTCGTCTGACCCCAGAGGATTATGAAAAAGGAGAATATGTCCTTCCAGTCTCCGGAGAAGTTCTAGAAGATTTCAACAAAATGGTTGAAGAACTGAAAGAAGGTGGTGAAGTCGATAGCCTCTTCGAAAAAGCTAGAGACTGGTATCATAAAATCAGAGAGCTTCTTGACCAAGAGACTGGAAACGATCAAGATGCTACCCTACTAGGTCTTCTTATTGCAACATACAGCCCCAGAGCAAAGTTTGCTTTGAACTTGGCTGAGGCTGCTTTTATGTTTAAGGCAGTTCAAATGGATGCAAAAGAAAATAAAGATCTTTTAGAAGACTACATCAATAACTTTCCGGGCGGCAAAAAGAAGGAGCAGGGGGAGTTTCGAGGATTTACGAACGCACACAAAGTTCCAAACTTTACGCTAAACCTGATTGCGCCAGATTTGGCTGGTGGCCGCGATGAAGAAGGTAAGATTAGCTATAATGAGCTATACATGTGGAACTCCACAATTGACACTTGGATGATTGATGCTTTTTATCCAAACGTTAGAGGAGTTACAACTGCAAAAGAATGGGAGACGATCAAAGGAAAGATGATGGGTAACGTTGTTACTTATCGGTATATGGCAGGCTTGGTCGCACAAGAAGCAAAGAAATTAGGACTTTTACCACACGAACTTCAGGCTATTGTGTGGGTTGCTTCTCAAATCAGAAAGACTGGAGAAAAAGGCCTTGGCGTTACAACTGAATTTGCAGTCAATCAGATTAAAGATTCAATTGTCAACCTAGAAAAGATTAAACAACAATTCAAAGAAGAAGAGAGAGTTAATAAGAAATTGGTCAGTTCTTATCTTAAAGACTTGGATATGGGCAAAGAATATTCAGAGCAATTTGGAGATGAAAGCTGGCTTAAAGTTATTTTGGACAAGATTGATAAGGAAGGGTTCGCTGAGGCTTCTGGATACGTCTTGGGTATGAAAGACGAAAAAGGCACTACTGTTGTTCCCGGTGTGCGCTCCATCACAGCGTCCGGTAAGAAAGGAAAAGAGCCAGATCGATTCCCAGCACCTTATGTCCCTCCCAAGCCAAAAGCGGAAAAGGGAGCAAAAAAGAAAGCCAAAAAAGAAAAGCAGAAAGTGGAGAAGCCACTTGAAGAATATCAAAATTCAGATAAATACGGAGAGCTTAAAACATTCCAAGTTATGAATGATGTCATTCAGATGCCAACCGGAAAGTTTAATAACCTACACGACTCAATTCTTCTTTATTTGAGTGATGACTTCTCAAAGGAAAAAGCTGTTGATTATATTCTAGGAAGATTTGACCCCGAAGCGACAGCTTCTAAGGATTACTTTATCAAAGAAAGTAAGAAAAGATTTGTTATAAGGATTTTAAAATCGTGAAAATGGATGAAAAATACCCATTGCTTCCAGCAGAGGAAGAATTGACAGATTGGCAATGGTGCATTAAAAAAGCAATCATTGATATACACGCCAAAGCAATGCCTTATAAAAGGGGTGGTTGGGGTGGTTCAACCGAAGACATCTATTACGACAAAAGAAGGATCTTAAGAAAAGGCGAAGGAACTTATTGCGTTGGATGTACTTCGGAAATCTTTTTCCGTGCTTGGAAGGAATTCACAGGGGATTCTTTAGAAAACCCCGAAGGCAACTTTACAGGCAGAGAAGCTTGGGAGGTTGCAAGGGCCTTTTTCTTTGCTTATAAAGACGAAGAAATTGATGGAATGCGAACAGACGAACTTGGAGCAATGGGTTGGTTTAAGTGGCTAGCAAATAGACCGGAACGCTTTGATTGGTTTGAAACTTTCACAACGCACGATCCTTATCAGATCCAATTTGGAGATTGGGTTTCAATGCAGTTCGCAGAAGATTATTCATCCGGCCATGCTACAGTTGGATTGGGATTGGACAAATACAAAGGCAACGACGTTGTCAACGTTTATTCCTCAACTACTTATTATGATAAAACTTGGATGAAAGAAAAAGGCGTTGAAAACCCCTATTCAACAGGGAACGGCTTTGATTATTATCGTCTAAACGTAACAAAGAATGGTTTTAAAAGAAAGTTCTTTGTTTCAAGATTGGTTCAAAAATAGGAGTTTATAAATGACTTGGACAAAATATGATGTTGGTTTGGGTCACGTTGGTTCGTACCAAGTCAGTTCCAGACCTTATCTGACTTCTTCTTTAACAATACCAGCGTCCGGATCGACACCAAAGAACATTTCTTTTGAGTCTGTCACTAGATTTGTTGTAATTACCAACACGCTAGACGGGAGTGCAACAAACGTGCCTCTTCGGGTAGGAATATCTGAAAATGGAGTGAAAGGCTTGGTTGATAACAATTATTTTATATTGAACAATGGAGAAAGTTTTGAAGCAGAATTTAAAGTAACAAATCTTTATTTAATGTCGGATACTTTAAATGAATGCTCGGCTTCTGTCATTGCAGGGTTGACAGGTATACCAAAGCAAAGATTGGCTAACAACTGGTCAGGCTCAGTGGGGGTAGGATAAATGGGATTTTCAGATTTAAATAAACCTAAAAAAACTCTTGGAGCGGACAATGTTAATATTGCTTCTCCTATTTCTACGTTTGGGCAAGTGATGGTAGAAAGTTTTTTTCCAATTGCCCAAGGTGATTTTGTCTATGGAATTAATGATCAAAACTTTACCACATCGTCTTTGATGGGCGCGACAGTTTCATCAACAAATGGAATATGCTCTCTCCAAAGTGGCACAAACGCATCAGGTTCTGCTACAGTTCAGTTGAGGAGAGGTCTTAAATATCGCCCCGGACAAGGCGCTTCAATGAAAGCAACAGCCTTGTACGACACCCCAGATGCAGGAAACGCACAGTTTATTGGAGTTGGCAACGCAGAGAATGGGTATTTTATTGGATACTTTGGAACTTCTTTTGGTATTTTACACGCAGAAGACGGCGATAGAGAAATAAGAAAGTTAGAGATCACCGCTGGTGCCGGCACAGAGGATGTTACAATTACTTTGGATGGCAATTCTATTGTTGTGCCCGTCACTGGCGGAACAGATGTAACCCAAACAGCCTATCAGATTGCTTTAGGGGACTATTCGCAATTGGCCCCCGGAGGTTGGCTAGCAGATGCAGTTTCTTCCTCTGTTTATTTCGTCTCTGCTCGCGCCGCCGCTGCTTTTGATGGTTCTTACTCTGTTTCTTCTGGTGGTTCTATTGTTGGTTCATTTTCACAAATACAGGATAGCACCGCGCAAACAACAACATTCATTACAGCATCTTCTTTTAATATTGATCGATTAGATGGAAAAGGGCCATCCGGTATGACACTTGATCTTACAAAAGGAAATGTATATGAAATCCAATATCAGTATCTTGGGTTTGGAAACGCATCATTTTCTGTTGAAAATCCTGAAACCGGAGTGTTGGCTCCTTTTCATATGATCAAAAACGCAAACGCTAGAACCACACCAGTTTTGAAAAATCCAAACACATCAGTCTTAGTAACATCTGCAAACATTGGCGGAACAACTGGCAAAACTTTGAAAACCGCTTCGATGGCTGGGTTTATTGAAGGGCAAATTCAAAAATTAGATCCAAAGTTTGGTAAATCATTTACGTTTCCGACTGTTAACAGTACAACTTACAAGCCCGTGGCGCTTCTAAAAGTTAATAGAGTCTATAGAGATCAGAGTTGCTATGGAGAATTTGATCTCTTGGAGGTTGGGGCATCTAACGAGTCTGCTGCTGCTTCTCCAAAAACACTAGTAGTTGGTCTATTTAAAAAGGCAGTGATTTCAGGAGATGTTAACTATCAGTATGTGGATGAAAATAACAGTGTAGTTTCTTATGCTCAATTAAGCCCATCTACAAATGCAATTTCAAATTTAACTGATATTGAGCCGTTCTATACTTTTATCGTTGGAGCAGGACAAGGTGTTCAAAAGGACATTACAGAATTGCAATTTGCTTTTGGATTAGGTCAGGATGTTCTAATCGCCGTGAAGACCACCGGAAACGTTGCAGGTCAAGTTTTGGTTAACTGGTTTGAACAGCAATAACAAATTAAATTTAAATAGGAGTTTAAAATGGCTAGAAAAAAAGCATTTGTTGATAAATATTTATCATCATTTATTTCAAAAAAGTTATTGGTTTGGATTGTCGCAACAATCGTATTTTTAACAACCGGCAATCTTAAATCAGGAGACTGGCTTGTGATCTCTGCTATTTATATTGGTGGACAATCTGTTATTGATGCGGTGAAAGCAATGAAAGGTTCGACCAATGTTACAACGAAAGTTGAAACAGCAGTAAAAACAATCTTGTCCGACAAGGACAAGAAAGATGAGAAAGGAAAAGTTCCCCTTTCCGATACAACAGGCGATACGGTGACAAAATGAATGAGATTTGGGCAGAGATTAAAAGAAAATGGACAGAATCCAAATACTTTATAGCAATTGTCTTTGTTTTCTTGACAGTTGCTCTTTTTCTTTTAGTATCCAGTGACGGTCAAAAAAGACTAAGACAAATTATAAGATCTTTGCAGAAAAGAAGAGAAGATGAATTGTACGAGATCCAGCAAAAGCAAGATCAAAAACAAAAAGAAAAGAAAGAACTAGAAAAGAAGCACGAAAAGATCTTGGAAGAAATTGGAAAAGAATACAAGATTGGAAAAGAAAACGCCAAGAAAGAATATGACAAGAAAGTTAAAAAGATCTTGAAACAAACAAAGAAAGATCCATCCCAGTTGTCCAAGAGATTGGCAGACGAATTTGGCCTTGATTATAAGGAGGGAGAATGATCACCTTTAAACGCATTTTAAGCACCATTCTAGCCACTTTCATCACAATTTCGCCCTGCTATGCCAATAAGTCCACAAGGCTTCAAAAAGGGGCAAAAGCGCCCTTCTCTGGAACGCTCTTGGATGATGAAGCGGTGGCAAAGATTTTAGCAAAACAAGATTACTTGAAAAAAAGCTTGAAGCTGGATTGTTCTTATCAGAAACAAAAAGAAAAAGCAAAGCTTCAATTGAAGATTGATCAGTGCAAAGTAGACTTCAAGATTGAAAAAGAATTGAGAAAAAACTTAAGAAAGATTGATCAAGAAGAGATTACAAGATTAAGAAAGATTGCAAAGCCGCAAAACAATTGGACACCTCTTTGGATCACAATTGGCTTTGTTGCCGGAGCAGGAACAACAATTTTAATTCTTTATGGGATAAATCAGGTGAATAAATGAAAGACCAAAATTACGTTGTGAAAATGGAGAAAGCAATCTCCGAAAAATGGGGTGCAGAGGCAGTTCAAAACCCAAAAGCAGGCTGGGATCAAGAAAAAGAAAAAGAATATCTTGAACAATTGAAAGAAAAGGAAAAAAGAAAGAGAGATTTAGAGAAGAAAGCGAAACAAAACCTCTCAAAAGTAGCAAGAGTTTGTTCAACTTGTGAACAAACAAAGATTGGCTCAAGACACGATGTTTATTTCACAAAGTTTTCCTGCTGTTTTGATTGTTATGTACAGTGGATTGAAGGCAGAGAACAAAGATGGAAGGAAGGTTGGAGACCAGACAAAAAATAGTCTTTTAACCTTCTAATTACTATTTATTACAAACAAATTGTTTTATTGGAGATTTAAATATGTCAGAAATGTTAGCAGTAGTTAGAGGAATTTCCCAAGTATTGGCAAATACCTATCACGGCGCTTACGATCCTAGAACTGGTGAGAAAATTAAAGTGGGCTTGAAACGAGATCAAGAAGTTCCCCATACAGAGCATCAACTTTTGGACGGCTTTAAAGTTCGTTTTCACGGAAATAAAATGGTCATCACTTATCAAGCTGATGTCGATCTGAAGCATATTCATAGTTGTGACTACGAACAAGAAGTAGAAGAGATTTATGCTAATATTGTCAAATATCTTCAAACAGAATATAAAAAACACACTGGTCGTTCCCTTCGTTTGACCGAAGAAGGTGAGTGTGACATTCTTATGCAGTCGGTCTCTAGAAAAAGAAACTTTGTTCAATGTGTCAAGCATTACAAGATTAACAATATCAAGGGAGAGCCTAACCCCTACGATGCTGGTGAAGACCTCGTAAGAGATGCAACCAAAAGATTTATCGCCTTGGGTAAAAACAACACTCCATTTTAAGGATTGAAATGTCTAAAAATGCTGCAAGAATCTCAAAGAAACAAATTAAAGCGGAAATTCTCAAATCAGGCAGAGATCCGGTTTATTTTATCAACAATTACGTAAAAACTGTCCACCCAGTTCGTGGCGCAGTCCCTTTCAAAACTTACCCTTTTCAAACAGAGCTTTTAAAAGAATTTCAAAACAATCGCTACAACATTATCCTTAAAGCAAGACAGTTGGGCATCTCTACTTTGAGTGCATCCTATATTCTTTGGATGATGTTGTTTTCTCAAAACAAAAACATTCTTGTTATTGCAACAAAACTTCAAACAGCAGGGAACTTGGTTAGAAAAGTCAAGCAAATGATGAATTCTCTTCCTAGTTGGATGAGGATTGCATCGATCAAGATTGATAACCGAACTTCTTTTGAACTTTCAAACGGCTCACAAATCAAAGCATCTGCGACTTCTGCTGATGCAGGTCGTTCAGAGGCTCTTTCTCTTTTGGTTATTGATGAGGCCGCTCACATTGAGAACATGGACGAGCTTTGGGCTGGTCTTTATCCTACAATTTCAACCGGTGGTCGCGTTATTGCACTTTCTTCTCCAATGGGTGTTGGGAACTGGTTCCATAAAATGTGCGTTGGAGCAGAAAATAGTGAAAACGACTTCTTTTTGACCACTTTGCCTTGGGATGTTCACCCCGAAAGGGATGATAACTGGTTCAAAAAGGAAACAAACAACCTCCCTCAAAGGAAAATTGCACAAGAATACCTTTGTTCTTTCAACGCTTCCGGTGAAACCGTTGTTCACGCCGACGATCTTACTTATTATGAGAAGAAAGTGGCAGTTCCAAAGTACAAGTCCGGATTTGATCGGAACTATTGGATCTGGAAAGAAGCAGAAAAAGGTAAAAACTACCTCATTTCAGCAGATGTTGCAAGGGGTGACGGAAGAGATCACTCTGCTTTCCATGTTATTGACGTTGAAGAGATGGATATCGTAGCAGAATACTGCGGGAAGCCTTCAATCGACCTTTTTGCCACTTTTTTACAAGATGTCGCAAGAGAATATGGAAATCCTCTTATGGTTGTCGAAAATAACAACATTGGATACGCAGTTTTAGAGAAATTAATCGAAGCGGGGTATCCAAATCTCTACTTTTCGATCAAAGGGACAGGAGAGTATATTGATTCTTTCACTGCCGAGACAAGAACCGGCTCTGTACCCGGTTTTTCAACTTCTCACAAGACCAGACCTCTGATTATTGCAAAGTTGGAAGAATTCATCAGAAATAAACTACTTAATATCAAGTCAAATCGCCTTGTGCAAGAGTTGAGAACGTTTGTTTGGAACAATGGTCGACCAGAGGCAATGAAAGGTTACAACGATGACCTTACAATGTCTTTGGCGATTGCCTGCTGGGTTAGAGACACTGCCATTGTGCAAGGAAGAAGAAATGATGACTTTAAAAGAGCCTTGATTGGTGGAATTATGTCAACAAGATCCGGATTAGATGTTAGAGTTCCGGGCCAAAAAGACTATAATAGAAGTGCAGATCTGCAAAGAAAAGCAAGACAAGCTGCGAAACAACAAGAACAATTTAGCTGGGTATACAAAGGATAAAAAATGGCTGCTCCGAAAAATGATAAAGGCAACAGAAACCCTAATTCTAATCTTTTCCAAAGATTGACTAGGCTTTTCTCTGGTCCGATTGTTAATTATCGCTCTCAAACCTATCGAAAAGAGCGAAGAAGGCAGATGGATAAGTACAACTTTACGTCTGCTTCTGGTAAACAATTCAAAAAATCTATTCACGATCCATTCGCCAATACAACCTACAATTATGTTGCATCCCAAGGGCGAGCAGAAAGATACGCAGACTTCGAGCAAATGGAGTATATGCCAGAGATCGCGTCAGCCATTGATATTTACGCAGATGAAATGACAACTTCTACCTTCATCAACAATCTTTTAACAATTGACACTAGGAATCAAGAGATTAAACATATTCTAGAAGAACTTTATATGGACATTTTGAATGTTGAGTTTAATCTTTTTGGATGGTGTCGTTCGATGTGCAAGTTTGGAGACTTCTTTCTTTATTTAGACATCGAAGAAGGAAAAGGTATCACAAATGCCATTGGACTTCCAACGCACGAGCTTGAAAGGTTGGAAGGTTTGGATAAAACAAATCCAAACTATATTCAATACCAGTGGAACTCGGGTGGTTTAACTTTTGAAAACTGGCAAGTTGCTCATTTCCGAATCTTAGGAAATGATAAATATTCTCCCTATGGAACTTCTGTTTTGGAACCAGCGAGAAGGATTTGGCGACAATTAACCCTGATCGAAGACGCAATGATGGCTTATCGCATTGTTCGCTCTCCGGAAAGAAGGATCTTCAAGATTGAAGTTGGTAACATTCCTCCACAGGAAGTGGAACAGTATGTCCAAAGGGTTATGACTCAAATGAAGAGGAATCAAGTCATTGATCCTGATACTGGCCGTGTTGACCTTCGCTATAACCCTCTTTCTGTTGAAGAAGATTACTTCCTTCCCGTGCGAAACGGAGTAGGCTCTGACATTTCTTCTCTGGCCGGTGGGCAGTTTACCGGTGATATTGACGACGTAAAATATCTTCGTGCTAAGTTGTTTGCTGCTTTGAAAGTTCCAGAGTCTTACCTTGCCGGCGGAGAGGCTGGTGGTGAAGTCGAAAAAGGGGCTCTAGCGCAAAAAGACGTTCGCTTTGCAAGAACAATTCAAAGGCTGCAAAGATCGGTGATCTCTGAATTGGAAAAGATCGGGATCATTCATCTTCACACTTTGGGTTATAAAAATAAAGATCTTGTTTCTTTTAAGCTGCGTTTGAGCAACCCATCTAGAATTGCAGAGCTTCAGGAATTGGAATACTGGAGAACCAAGTTTGATATTGCTGCATCTGCAACTGAAACTTACTTCTCTCGTCGTTGGATTGGTGAGAATATCTTCAACCTTTCTGAGGCAGACCAGTTGAGAAACGAAAGAGAGCAGTTTTATGACCGTGTGTTTATTTCAGAGTTGGAAAAAGTCGCAGAAGTGGCAGAAAATGAAAGAGGTGGAATTGGTCCCGCCGGCGGAGATGACCTAGTCGGAGATGCTGCCGGGACAGATGCTGGAGAATTAGACACTGGTCTAGACTTGGATCTGGGCGGGGAAGCAGAAACCCCGGCTCCCGAGACCGGCGGTGATACCGGCGGAGGAGGCGGAGAAGAGCCTATGCTGCTAGCTACCCCCGGCAAGAGAGATGACGAAGAATATAAATACGAAAAAGATGGAATGACAACAACTTCCAAATCAAAAGGAAAGTGGTATAAACCAGTCACTAGTGATAAAAGGACATCACTGGCTCCAAAAAAGAAAAACTACAAAGCAAAGTATTCAGATCGTTCCGCTAGTAGATCTAAAGAGAATATCTTTCCGGATTTTAATTCATTTGTAAGATCGAGCAGAGGGATGTATGAGGGAAAAGGATCTAATTATTCAGATGTTATAAACAACACAAGAGAAGTGGATAAGCTCTTGAAAGAATTGGAGAATAAAGATGAAAACTAAAAAGCTCAAGCATAATAAGAAAAGAAACACTGCTTTTCTTTATGAGTGTTTAGTCAGGGAAATGACAATCTCAGTATTAAACAAAGATAAAGAGAAGGCCGCAAAGATTAAAGATTGTCTTAAAGAGTTTTTCAAAAAAGGTACAAATCTGAATAGGCAATTGGATACCTATAAGACTCTTTACAATACTACCAACTGCTCTTTGAATAATGCTCATCGCCTTCTTCACGAAGCGAAAGATAAAAATTACAAGATTGATGAAAAAGAGCTTTTCAACGAGCAAACAAGATTGATCAATTTCATGAACAAAGAGTTGGGTTCTGGTATTTTCAATTACTTTCTTCCCAATTATAAAACAATCGCTTCTATTTCACAGATCTTCAATAGGGATACGAGTGTTAAAAACCGCGTTCTGTTGGAGAATGAAGTTGTTAAAGGAATGTTGAAACCAATCCAAGAAAAGAAAGAAGTTGTTACAGACAATCTTGTTTTTGATGTTTTTATGAAAAAGTTCAACGAGAAATACGGAGAAGATCTCTTCGAAGAACAAAAAGATCTGATCAAAAGATATCTTTTCTCCCTAGATGGCTCCAATTCTGAGGTTGTTCTCTTCTTGGAGCAGGAAATGGAAAAAATTGAAGCTGATCTTCGTTTGATCGAAACAAAAGAGATCAACCCACAAGTTAAAGATAAGATTTCCAAAGTAAAACAGACCCTCAAAGAGGCGGAGCAGATTGACGACAAAATGGTCCTTAAAATTCTTAAAATCCAGCAGCTTATAAGAGAGTTCAAGAATGTTTAAGATTAAAATTCAACCTCCGGGCTATCATAAAGAGATTGAAATTGAATGCATCAAGACCTTGAATGGCGATCTAATGTTTAATAGTCATCCTGAATTCGATATACATTTGGATGTGAAAAACAAAAAGGTTATCACCGTTGCAAAGCAGGAGCACGGTGCAGACGCTTATCCGATTCAAGATGAGTTTTTAAATTATCTATGTCAAAAAGGTGCAATAGATTACACGTCCATTAAAGCCGGCTATGTTCCAAACTCTTTGGGTGCGAAACTGTTAGAGCCAAAAGATGATGACTTAAATTCTTTCGATGTTGTTATTTTTCTAATCCACAAGTATCTAAAAGAAAACGAAAAGTATATTAATTTTATTGAAACTTTTGAAGATCAATATGAAGAAGATCTAACCAATCCAACACCGGAAGAGTCCACGGAGCTTGGCGAAGTTCCACACAAAGAAAGACAAGGATCAGTTCCTCCTAATAAATATTATGGATATGGTTATGGATACAGGCCCTATGTCTATGAGGGCATTGAGAAGGATAATTGATGGATTTATTTTATTTTTTGCTAGTTGGTTTTGGAATGACACAGATTTTGGTTTATGGTTTTATTTTTGATAACATTCGTCCAAAGCATCATTTTTTTCATTGTCCGATGTGCGTCGGTTTTTGGGTTGGGGTTTTTTTGTGTACAATAAATCCCTTTGTATCACTATTTAATTTTGATGTCACAATAGCAAATTGCTTTTGTTTGGGTTGTTTAAATTCAGGGACAGCATATGTTTTGTGTAATCTTTTTGGAGACTCTGGAATAAGAGTAGAAAGGAGCTAACTATGTGGATCGAAAAATGGAAATTGCAACCAGTTCGACGCTGCTGTAAAGGTAAGTAGCTCGTGCCGCTTGCGGCGGCGTTCAAAAAGTAAAAGGGACTTGTATAATGTCAAAGAAGTTGTTAACAGAGTTTTATGAATTATGCCCCAACGGGGTTTGCGAAGATATATTAACTGAGTCGGAAAAAAGAATGGTTAGGGAAAACGGTGCTCTTTTTCTTTCTGGTGTGATCCAAAGAGCAGAGCATTTGAATGGTAATGGCAGAGTTTATCCCCGACCTATCCTGCAAAGAGAAATGGACACTTATCGCAGACTGATCGAAGAAGGAAGAGCAGTTGGTGAATTAGATCACCCAGACTCTTCTGTTGTTAACCTTCGTAATGTTTCCCACAAAGTTACTGATTGTTGGTGGGATGGTAATAATGTTTATGGAAAATTGCAAGTGCTGAATACACCTTCTGGCCAAACTCTTCGCGCTTTGGTTGAAGGTGGAGTTAAGATTGGGATTTCATCGCGTGGATTGGGCTCTGTTGTTGAGTCTGCCGGCAGAACATTGGTAGAAGATGATTTCCAACTTATCTGCTTTGACATTGTACAAGAACCTTCTACTTCTGGTGCTTTTCTTTTCCAAGAAGAAAAACAAAGGCTTCACGAAAACAAAAATGTAAAAATCAATTCACTTTTAGACGATATTTTAAAGGGATAATATGAAGATCAATCTCGAAAAGCTAAAAAACATTATCAGACCCATTGTTAAAGAAGTTATTGAAGAATCTTTGACAAAAGACGGCCTTTTAGCTTCTATTATTCAAGAGACAGCAATTGGCTTGGCTAAGGCACAAGTTATTGTCGAAGAAAAGAAAACCAATCAATCTCAAAAGATTAGAGTGGAAGAACAAAATAGAAAAAATCAAGAAGCAAGAAAAAAGCTTTTGGATTCGATTGGGAGCCAAAGGTTCAATGGTGTGAATGTTTTTGAAAACACAAAGCCAATGACTGCTCAGGAAAGCAGCCGCTCCCCTTTGGCAAATCAAGATCCAAATGATGCTGGTATTGATATTACAGCACTCCCGGGAATGGGAAACTGGTCTAAACTAATTTAAGGGAATAAAATGGCTACAAATGTAAAAATCTTTAAAAGAAAAAATGAAACAGAAGAAAACCTTGTTAGGCGATTCATCAAAAAGTGCAAAAAAGAAAGGATCGTTGAAGAAGCAAGGGAAAGAAAAGAATATCTTAAACCTTCTGTAAGAAAGAGAAGAAAGCGCGAAAGAGCGCAAAGACAAAGAGAAAGAGATGCTCGAAAGGCTGCAAAGCAGTTTGAAAAGTTCAAGGCAAGAAAAAGGAATAAATCAAAATGACTTGGAAATATTACGATGCTGGAATTGGAAACACCGCGTCTTATCAAGTGAGTGGACACCCATGGGTAACCGGTTCTGCATTAACTCAAAATACAACTGTTGAGATTTCTTTTCCCTTTGTCACAAAGGCATTTACTGTGATCAACAAAGGTACTAACGATCTTCGTGTTCATTTTAAAAACAACGCTAACGCAAAAGCAGATCACTATGTCACGGTCAAGAACACCGGTTCTTTGCCGCAAGGATATCGCTTCGAAGTTAAATGTGACAAAATGTATATTACAGAGCCAAACTTGGCTGCTGGCTCCTACGAAGTCTTTGCAGAGTTGACAAGGATTGATGACGCTAGAATGTTTGCTCTAACAGGCTCTGGAATTGACGAATAATGACTAGAAGATATACTGACTCTTCTTTTGTTATTCAGACTTTGGCAGAACTTTCCAGCCAAAGAGATAAGACGATCGATCAGGTTCCTTTTTCAATTGGGCCGTTAACAGCAGCGGGGTTGCATCAAAGAGACAATGCTTATATTGTTTCAGAAAGAGAAAACCCAAAAGATTTTTTACTTGAGGTTGAAAACATGAATTTTAATTTTAGAGAAATTACAGAAAGCACAACGGCCACTGCAAATGACCGTGTGATTGGTGTTAAAACAACCACTGCTGAGGCTTCTGTTACAATCAATCTTCCCGCTGCTGCAACCGTTAGGAACGGCTTTGTGCTTATTGTTAAAGACACCGAAGGAAGTGCAGCAGATTATAACATTGTTGTAGATGCATATGGATCTGAAACAATTGATGGCGAAGCGACCTTCACGATTACTAAAAACTATGCTGCTATCAACTTTGTTACAAACGGCTCCAACTGGTTTGTTTATTAATAAAAGGATATAGAAAATGGCTTATAAACAGGGTGCAGAGGTAGATGGTGTTGGTGGCGCAGGAGCGGTTCAATATATTGAAGCCGGCACGACAGTTACTGGTAGCCAAGATATTAAAGCTTTGGAAACATCCGTTCTTATCAACAACAGACACCTCTCTCTAACTGGTGCTGTTGGGGAACTTGAAACCCCGGCAACTCTTTATTTTTACTCTGGTGTTGAAGGTGGTGATAACATTCAAGTAGATGGAAACGGACTTCAAATTAACTCTTCCACATCTGCTTATCTTAACGGTTCCACTATTGGAGAGATCTCTGCCCAAGAAGTTGGCCTTTCTGGTTCAAATTCCGTTGCTCTACACTCGGACTCTGGCTTGGTGCAGTTGAGCGCATCTTCTGGTGTGCAGATCACGGGCTCTTTGAAAGTTGTTGGTAAATTAACAACTACTTCTGGTCGCATCCAAAACTACAGAGCGGCTGAAACAACTTCGATCACTGTGGAAACAACCGATCATATTTTAGGTGTCAAGCCAACAACAGCAGGTGGAGAAGTTACAGTTAACCTTCCTGCCGCTGCTGATGCTGGTGAGGGTTATGTTCTTTTGATCAAAGACGTTGAAGGTGGGGCGGGAACTAATAACATTGTTGTCGATGCCTCTGGATCTCAAACAATTGATGGCTCTGCTACTTTCACTATTGAAACAAACTATGCAGCAGCTAACTTTTTCACTGATGGTTCTAATTGGTTTGTTTATTAATAAAGGAATATTAAAATGGCTTATTTGATAGGCGGAGGTGGCGGAGCATCACTCCCAACATCTACAACAGGAAGTTATGATTTCCTTGTTCCTAATCTGACGGGCGGCTGGCAAAAAGCAAACAGAGTCCTTACAGGGGTGGATTACAATGCAGATGAGTGGACTGAAGTTGACACATCGGATGCATCTAGCACTACATCTGTCACCCAATCAGGCTCTGCGGTTATTTTGGAAATTGACTCCCCTACTTCAGCTACAGTGCAAGGGTTTGCTATAAAAAAAGCATTGGATATGCCTAACGTGCTTGTTTATGGACACCTAGCTTGTAGTCATGGGTTTTTCCTACAGGTCTATCCGGCTGCTGGGTATACGCGGACATTAGATAGTATGAGCAAAGGCGGGTCCACAGCGCAAACTTATTACGGCTCAACTCGCGACGGCTCAACCACCAATACATATATGGGCACTTTAAATCCGGCTACAACAGGTCTTTGGTGGTCATTTCGAAAAACCAGTGATGCCATGGGTTTCACTTGGGGAACATTAAACACAGCAGTCAGTCCATATATCGATCTAGAAGATTTTCAAAACTTTGTCGGTAGTGCAATTAAGGAGAACCCATCAGGCTATACTCATCGCGCCGGATCAACGGGGGTTTATGATAGTTTAACTCAAAAGTACGAACTATATCTTGGTGTTCAAACACCTGCTTCAACAGGAACATACACAGCGACTTTTAGCCATGTGGAGATTTTTCCATTATGAAAGTTAAAACATATACTGTAATCGACAATGCCACACAAAGTCTCTTGGTCGCCCCTTTTCCATTTATGATTCAAGAGGTGGCCCAAAAGCTTGCGGAGGAGCTTGGAGGTAATGCAACCGTAGTTGAACTTTGGGGATTGTCGGAGCCTTACAATCCGGTTGCAGACCCTGCCCAAAGTTGGGTTTACGACCCTGTTACAAAGGTTTTAAACATTGAAACACCTTAACGTATGGTGTTTATTAGAAATAACAACTATTTATTTATAAAATTTAAGTTTACTAGGAGTATAAAACATGTCTTCTTTGTTAGAGCAAGCAATCGTAGATGCAAAGGCATTAAAAGAAGTTGCAATTCAGAACGCGGAAAGAGCGATCATTGAAAAGTATTCCGACGAAGTTCGTTCTACTTTGGATCAACTTCTGGAACAAGAAGAGCCTGCTGGCGAAGAAGTTGGTAATGGCGACTTGGAACCGGCATTGGAAGAGGAAATTCCTTTTGCCCATAGGACTTCTGATATTGAGCCTCAAATGGTTTCCATTGACCTTCAACAACTGGAAGAAGAAATCAACAAAAGATTTGAAGGTGTGCTCGAAGAAAGAAAATCTTTTCTGATTGCAGAGCCAGAAGTTCTGGAAGAAGCCAGTTGTGGCGGACCTCACAAAGAAGACGAAGATGCAGTCTATATGGAAGAAGACGAAGAAGAAAAACTTGAAGAAGGCAAATGCCCTTCAGACTGTAAGTGTGAAAAGTGTAAAGAAAGACTCGAAGAAGAAATTGAATTGGATGATGATCTTTTCCTAGAAGAAGCGTTCCACTTGGATTATAAAACTCAACCCACAGGTCATGTTGGTGCTTTCACCGATTCTGAAATGGAATTGGCAATGGATCTTGAAGCAATCAAAGAAAAATATGAAGACAAGATTGAACACCAACAAGGAATTATGAAAGAAGCAGTTGAGATCATTGAAGATCTTGAAGCTAAAAACAAAAAATATGAGAATTACTTTGCGAAGCTTAAAGAAAGTTTTGCAAAAGTTAAATTAGATAACACAAAATTGATGTATACCAACAAGGCCCTGATGAACGACTCCCTTAATGAGCGGCAAAAACAAAAGATTGCCGAAAGTTTGTCAAGCGCCAAGAATGAAGAACAGGCTAAGATAATTTTTGAGACATTATCACAAAACGCAGTGGGAAGCGGCAAGTCTGCTCCAAAATCACTGAGTGAAGCAGTCGAGAAACGAAGTCTGTTGACAGTGACTCCTAAGAGAAAAGAAACTCAGGAGACTATTGAAGAAGCCATCTCTAGTCGTTGGAAGAGATTGGCAGGAATTAAAAACTAAAATTATAATTAAGGAGAAAACAAATGTCTGTATTGAAAACTTTGACAGAAGGCATTGTTGAGCGTGACCTTGCACAAGAAGGCAAAGCACTTCTTTCCAAATGGGAAAGAACTGGTCTTCTCGAAGGTCTCACTTCTGACTATCAGCGTCAGTCAATGTCTCGTCTGCTTGAAAACCAAGCAAAACAACTCTTGAAAGAAGCATCCTCGATGGCTGCTGGTGATGTGGAAGGCTTCTCTGCTGTTGCTTTCCCGATTGTTCGTCGTGTCTTTGGCGGTCTCGTTGCTAACGATATCGTTTCGGTTCAGCCCATGAGCCTTCCCTCTGGTCTGATCTTCTTCTTGGACTTTACCTATGAAGCTAGCCGATTTGGTAATACCGCTGCTCGCTCTATTTATGGTACTGACAAAGTGGCAAAAGGCATCCAGTCCGGTGTGAACATTGTTGGCTCTCGTGGAGAGTCTAATGGCGGACCTTACCTGATGGGTGGTGCTTATTCTAGCCCTCGAATTGTTGCCGAACTTGGAACTGGTAGTTTGACCGTTGTCACTCAGTGGCAAATCACTTCTAGCGCTACTGATGCAAACAAGAAACTTGTGGATTATGACCCGGATCTTTTTGACCTTGATAGCACACATTATGTCCTTCGGTTGGATATCCCCCAAGCAGAGCTTAACGCTGATTTGGATTATGACAATCTGTCTGCTCTTTCAACCACCGGTGCCAGCGTGAACCAAGTTGTGACCTCTTCAACGGATGCGTTTACCAACGCAAACACTAAACTTATTCGTCGCTTGACCGCCAAAAGCGGCACCGATCTTAGACTTTTCTTTGTCACTACTAACTCTGCCGCTGCTACCAAGAAGACCAGCAGTGGTGTTCTTGAAATTGATCAGCCAATTCGCGATAACTTCAACGCAGGTGGTTCTATTGGTTCTGTTGTTGGTGCTGATCCTTGGGGTCTGGAAGAGCCTACTCCGTCAACTGGTAATGTTGGCTCTAGTGTCAACAAAGATGAAATCCCCGAGATCGACATCAAAGTGGACTCGATTGCTGTTACGGCACAGACCAAAAAGCTCAAAGCAAAATGGTCTCCGGAACTTGGCCAAGACCTCAACGCATACCACAACTTGGATGCAGAAGTTGAACTTACCTCGATTCTTTCCGAGCAGATTGCTCTTGAAATTGACCGCGAGCT